GTCCGCTACACGCCACATCACCTGCAGGGTGACTTGCGCGCCCTCGATGGCCGGAGTCACTTGCACCACCTCAACTCGCTTCTCCCACAGGCGAATCGCATCAACAGCTTCACGCACCAGGTGCGGCACAACGCGGTTTACGGGCCAGTCGATATAAAGGTGGATGTCACTGCCAAAGGTCGGCCGATGAGGATCGCTGCCCTTGGGGGTTGTGAGGATGATGCGAATAGCCTGGTCAATATCACGCAGGCCTTCCACGACCGCACCGGCAGTGCCAAGTGCTGGCTGCCAGTGGGCTGCGGTGATGCTGGTATAGGAGATGGGCGTCGTCATGCGCCCATACTAGGAGTGTTGGCTGCAGACTAGTTTTCATCGGGTTTAAAGACCCGAGCCAATGCGGAAAGTCGCGCCTTCTATATATATGTCGGTCAGTGGCTATGGTGGTTCGAGTTGCCGCCTCCATCCATGATGGTTCCCGCCACTTTGGCGTCACCGCCGACATCAAGGCTGCCACCTACCTTTAAATTGCCGGTCATCGTCACGTCAGGGACATCCAGCGTCGCCGAAGGGGCCTTGACCGACACCGGTTCTCCACATTCCACGCTCAAGTTCTTGGCGCACTTTAAAGTGGTAGCTCCGACGCAATCCAGCGCCATCACATGGGCCGCACGGTCATACGTCAGGGTCGTGCCGTCGCTGAACCGCACATAGTCCGTGTCTTCATCGACGACTGGTGGCGGCTCGGCGGTGGAATAGATACCGCCCAGGTAAACACCACCGACGCCATCCGCATCGAGCAACACCGCCACCTGCTCATTCAGCTCAGGCATCAACGGACGGCGCTGCGTGCCCTGGGTGTTGCGCTGGGGCACATGCAGCCAATAGCTCTCCACGCCGTCCCGGTCATCCAGACGCACGCGGATCCGGCAGGCCAGGTAATCGACCGCACTCACTTCACCGTATTCCAGCTCAACGCCCATGACTGAGGCTTCCTGCTGCTTTGAGGTTATGCAAGGGCACCATCCTGCTGGAAGCCATAAGTCGACAGCGCCAGATCAGGCTTGGAGGCGTCGAATGACAGTGATATCGAGGCCGCAGATATGCGACAGAGGCTCAGTTCGACCGTATAACCCCCACCACGGGTAATCCGATGCTGCGCGGACATGATCAGATAGTTACCGCCCATTTTGCCCGCTGCGACCAGGGTAACGACGTTGCCACTGACCAGATTGGGCTGGCCCATCATCGACCAGCTGCCCGTCGTGCGCCCCCGGTTTGCTTTAGCCAGATCAGCTTTGGCCTTGGCCTTGGATTCCTCTTCAGAGGCCGAACGCTTGCGCTGTTTCTTGGTGTCGGCACTGGTGGTCGTGCCACTACTACTGCTGGGGACCGCGACAGTCTCACCGTTTTTAATGTCGTAAGAGATCAGCTTCTTCTTGGCCGGATCCTTGTGCTTGACCGACACCTTCTCCGGCACGGTCCTGATCTGGTCCCGCAAATGCACATTACTCAGGTCTTTCAGCATCAACTGGGCGACCGGCTTCCCCTTGGCCAGCTCGCTGATGGCGTGAAAGACCAGGCGTGATCCAGTGACCTTGAAGGCATAGTCGTATTCGTCTGCGAGGTTGCGCAGGAACTCCAGATCGGACTCCTGCTGTGTCAGTCGATCAAGCTTGATCGGCTCGATGCTGCCCACCAGGGTCAGCCCCAGACGACTAGCGACCTCTTGGGCAACGGCGGCAAGTGTGGTGTTCTCGTAGGCCTTGTGCTCGGTGGTACGCAGCGCCGTGTTGATGCCTGTTGCGATCGCCCTGATGCCAACCGTGGAAGGGGCGGAGCTGAAGTCGACTTCATCAATCTCCAGGCGGCTCAGCGTACGCAGCGGCTTTCCTGACCACCCCAAGGACAAAGCAAGTGCGTCGCCATGCCCCGGATACCAGGCATCGAGCCACTTCCCCTCGGTATCTTCCAGTTCGATATCCAAGGTGTCAGCCTGACCTGTCAAAAAGTCCGAGTAAGAGATCGAGGTCCAGTTTTTGCTAATGTCGTGAGTGATATTTCGCTGCTGGTAGGTCAGCACAAAGCGTGCCTCGGGCACCTCTCCTGGTACTAACGCATCCATGGCGGGAGATCCTCGCTCGACACCGCAGGCTCAAGCACCGGAATAGCCAGGATCAGGCCTGCAGGCAATGCCCCGGTGATCGGCACATGAGGATTGGCCTCAACAATCGGCGGGTAACGATGGGCGTCGCCGTAATACTTCCAGGACAGCTGGTCCCAGCGCTCGCCCTCAGTTGTGACATGGGTCAGAAACATCAAGCTCTCCTGGTGATGACTTGAGCGGCCAGGCCGGTCAGGCGCGTTGAAGCCCCATCGAGCCTGTCGTAGGCCTGGGCAATGTAGTTGCCAGAGGTCTCGAACCGATCGACGACATTGCCCAGGTCCAGCGGGCTGAGGCTAGATCGTGCGCCGCTGACGCTGCCATACAGGCTCTGACCCAGCTGCGCTATGTCCTGCCCCTCGCGGATAAAGCTCGCAGCTTCTGTCAGGCCTGCGATCGGCCCCAGCGCCCGCTCGGTCAGAGCGGCGAGCTGCGGAGCCTGAGTAAGCAACGTCATCGGGTTGAAGTTCTTCACCGCCTCGTAGATGGTCTTCGCCTGCCGGATCATGGTCCCGGCCTGGCGCGCATAGCCAACCACTTGCTGAGCCGAGGACAGTACCGGGGCGAGCTTTGAGATCAATGCCGGGGTCGCCATCTTCGTCGCAGCCGTGGACTGCACCGCCGAATCAATCAGGCCAGGCTTGACCAGCTTGGGCGTGAATGGCCCTGCATATTCGCGCAGCGTGACCTGGACATTCGACGAATAAAGCCGACCGTCAGCCGAGGTCCGACGAGGTGTGTTGCTGATGTCAGTGATCACAAAGGCACCGACATATTCGCCACTACCAAGCACAAACGCCAATGGCTCGTGCTTGCTCTTCGCCTCACGGAGGGTGCGCAGACGCAGTTCAGGGTCACCCAGCCACGGGTGCAGCTGCATGCTGAAGATGAGTTCGTCGAGGCCGTCGCCGACCCACTCCAGCAGCGGTTTGCTCTGGATCAGCGAATGCTCAGCCCAATCGGCAGTGCTGCGCTGTTCCATGCCGGTGATGCCGCTGGCCACCTCGAATTCGATCTTTCCCAATACGGCAAACATCAGGCGCGTCCCCCAGCTGGCGGGCCGTAGCTTCGGCGACCCTGGTCATGCTGGAAGCGCTCCATGTACCTGACGAACTCGGCATAGCTGGCGCTCAACGCCTGGGTGACTTGATTGCCAACGCCGTCACCACCCGGCACGTTGATGACTGGTGCATAGGTCACTTGCATAGGCTGCGCAGTAGCTGCGCCACCCATGGCAGCAGCGCCTGCAGATCCGTCAGTACCGGCCATGTTGGCGCTAGTGAGCGCCGCCAGATTCGGAAGGCGCATTGGGACGCCTGTCTGGTCGGCCATGCCCAGTGCCGCCTGGCGAACGAGGCCAGTCTGCGAGGCGATGCCGATCGCGGCACCCTCGCTGATGTTGGCACCGTAGCCCATGAAAACGCGGCTCGGCGATTGGATGCCGAGTGTCTCGGTGAACCAGCCCTTAATCGAAGTGCCGATTCCAACAACGGTCTCCTTGGCGCTTTCGAGTCGGGCACTGATACCACTGACCAGACCGCTGATGATGTTGCCGCCGAACTCACTGAACTTGCTTGGCAACTCGACCCCGAAGTAGCTCATGACCCCGGCGAAGGCCCGATAAAACAGGCCCACCGGGGAGAAGTTGACGATCAGGCCGACGATCCCTGCGAGACCACCGCTAAAGCCGGCCCTGATCTCACTCCACAATCCGCTGAAAAAGCCCTTGATCGGCTCCCAGTAGCGGTAGATCAGGTACGCCCCGAGGGCAATGGCAGTGATGGCCAAGCCGATGGGATTCATCAACAGTGCGCGACCAAGCCAAAGGACGGCCTGACCCGCAAGCTTCAGGCCGAACAGCAATGTTCCGCCCAGGATCTTGCCCAGGAACAACCCGCCCCGAGCAGCCATCATGAGTGGCGCACCGAACGCCATGGCGATACCGCGCAGGAATATGCCGCTGTATTTGAGAGTGGTGAGCAGGCCGCCGCCCAGCATCTTCAGGCCGGCGATTGCCGGGGCAAACCGGCCCATCTGCCAGGCGGCGCGCAGCAGCGTCCATTTGGCCGACATCGACTTCATGGTGGTCATGATCGATACAAACGGCGACATCACCAGGTTGGCGCCGTAGGCGACACCGATGAATGCTAACTTGCTGGCCAGCAGACCTGCGACCAGGCCGACCACACCCTTCACCAGGGCCGGGTTTTCGCCAGCCCAGGTGGAAAACGCCCGTACTACTGGGATGACGGCCGTGGTCACATCTACCAACGCAGGCAGAAGGACACTCCCGACAGAGATACCAAGTTCGGAAAGATTGATCGTCAGAGCTTTTAGCTGCTCCTTCGGGCTTTCCATCCGTTTTTTCCAGTCTTGATCTAGAACACCCTGATCAGCGGCTGCGGCACTGCCTTTCTGAATGTCTGCGCCTTCGCTTCGGTTTGCGATAGCTGGGCGAATGAAGGCCAACACCTGCTGATCCGCGAACAGTTCACCCAACTTGTAAGATTCATTCAACCGGGCTAATGCCGTCTCACGCTCCTTATCATCCTTGAGAGCCATCACTTTCTGAAACTCGGCCGCTGCCTTTGGCCCCTTCGTGCCCATGTATTGGGTGATGATGTCGAGCATGGCCTGCATCGGCGTCATCCCCTTGCCGACCATGTTTTTCATAGCGTCTTGTAGGTCAATACCTGCGTCTTTGAATGACTTCAAAGTGTCTTTCGCAGTGATCTTCGATAGAAAGTTTTTGAAGTTGTTGGCTGCTTCGTCGTTGCTGCCCGCACCTTTACGGGCAATCTGCAACGACGCACCAATCTCGGCAACTGCCCGCTCACCGGTTATCCCAAGGGCGGCAAATTGAGGAGTCAATTGAGGCAACCATTTGGCCATGTCCGCCAACTCAAACTGGCCCCGCTTACCGGCATAGGCGAGCATGTTCATCGAGCGCTCAAGCCCGGCCGCGCCAATGCCCAAGTTGTCGTTCAGCGCGATGGCCACCTTCCCCAGATCATCCATGTTCGCCCGCGTAGCGGTTGCGGTTTTTGCCATCACCGGTGCATATGCGGACAGCTCTTTAGCGCTGGAGATGCCGCCTGCGATCAATACCTGAGTACCCTTGGCAACCTCGGTCTGCGCCTGATTCCACTTCAGCGCTGCACCGCGCATGACGTTGCTGATTCCCTCTTCCTCGGCAGCATTAAAGCCGCCCGTGATGGCGATGTCGTTGGTCTGATCCTTGAAGTCGATAGCCGTACGCATGGCCTGAACGACAGGTGCTCCTACCACGGCCGCCGTCCCAATGGTCTCCATCGCTTGACCGCGCAACTCACCACGCTTGTTTTTCAGGGTTTCGCCACGTGCAATACTGGTGTTGAGCTGCTCCTGCTTGGCCTTCAATTGATCAATGGTGCGGCCAACCTGGGTGTACTGATTGCGCAGACGCTCAATGCCAGTACCGCCGCGCGCGAGGGACGCGGCCAGCTCCGTACCGATGAGTTTTTGCCGAGCCGTTAGACCGTCTGTAGCTCGTCCGAGCTGCTGGACGGTGGAGCGTGCAGACCCGAACGCGGACTGCAAGGTGCCCGAAACCGCAGCACCAATCCGTAGCCCGACAAGAACTTCATTCGCCATATTCGTTACGCCTGGAGCCTGACCTTATGCCAGCCGAGCCAACGGCCCGGCTCCTACGATGGCACTCATTGCGAGCGCATCTTTTCTGCAGCTTCGATGCGTCGGTCGATCTCCCGACTGCACGCATCAACCCAGCGCAGATACTCCGGCATCTCCAGATTCGCTATCTCCGAGGGCTGCATCTTGAGCACCATCAACAGTGCCTCGTCCCAGGAGTGCAGCCAGGTCTCGTCCATCAGCCATGCCCCGAAACACCTCGGTAACGGTTTTGGAGTCAGCGATATCCAGATCGTTAAGATCCTCGATGGTCATACCGGTCATTTTTGCGAGGAGGAAGTCCTCAATCACGCCCTCGTCCTTGCTGTAGTCCTGGGCCTTACCGATGTCCTTGCGCTTGAGGCGAGTGATAGGCAGTGAAGTTAGGTAGGCGCCCGCTGCGGTCGTGAAGGGGAATTTGAGTGGAATACTGAGGGTTGCGGCCATTGCGATTGCTCCAGGTGATGTGGGACTGCTCTGAAAGAATCCAGAGGTTCGCACCTGGCGGCCGATCCGACTTTTAATCGGCTTTAAAGAAGAAGCCCCGCACGATGGCGGGGCTTCGGGGTGCATCCATGCTGCCCATCCATGGGCTCGTGTCAGATCAGGCGCATCCCGCGCAACCGCTAAGCCCGGCCGATATTCTTCCTGTATGTCGCCAGCTGATCCTCACCATTCACCTTGAAGATGTTTGACATGTAGTCCAGCAGAAGCACTTCATCACCATCGAGGACCTGTCGCACATAGGTGGCCGAGAACGGCGACTCGTACTTCGCTGCATCGCGAGGCTTGTGGCTGCCCAGTTTGTACTCCTTGAAGGTGATGGTCATCATCGTGACCAGCGGAACTTCCTTCACCAGGCCAGTGCTGTCGAACACCTGCACGTTCGACCGGCACTGCAACGCAACGCTTTTGAAAGGCGTTGCAAGCTTGGTGGCCGCCTCGCCGTACATGCTGTTCCAGTTGATCTTGCCCTCGATCTTGTCGAAGCCATCGGGCAACTCGATCAAGCCGATCATGCCCAGGCCCTGGAAGTCGGACACCACAGCCTTTACTGAGCCAAGGTCAATCTCTTCGGCCTTACCGAAGAAGTCGGCTCCGTCCAGGTAGATGTTGGCGTTTGAAATGCGGTGCGCGGCGAAGGCCATTATGGTGCTCCCAGGTTGACCAGGTATTCGCTGGTGATTTCGGTTTCAAATGTGCCTCGCTCAAGCGGCAGAGGCACGGTCAGCTTGTAACTGAACAGCGCATGACCAAGCTGCAGCTCTGTCTGAGGGTTGCGGGCGGGGTCATACCAGCACTCCCCACCGATCAACGCTTCATCACCAATCAACTTGCGAAACAGCAGATTGACGCTTTCGGTGATGCTGTCGATCAGGCTATCGGTGATCGGCATGTCCACGAACTGCAGCGAGCTGTAGCGGATCGATTCGTCAATGATGTCCTTGGTGCGACGAACGTTTTCGAAGTTGCGCATCTCCGTCACGGTCGGCCAGGCGGCAGTGCGGTTGCCCCACAATCGCAGTCCGGTACCGAATGAATTGAAGACGGTGGTGATGCCGTTTTCGTTGAGCAAATTGACTTCACTGCTCGCGTCGTCAACTCGGGCGGTCAAAGGCCGCTCCAGCCCGATTACGCCAATCAGCTCCTGATTGGAGCTGCTCCACCAGTAGCCCTTGTCGTTGTCGATCTTCGCCCGAAGAGCGGCAGCACGGATCGACAGGGGTTCCAGGCGCTCACCGCTGGTGGCGGTATCGAGCACTTTCACGTGGGGATAGCACAAACGCACCCGATCACTGCTGGTGTTGAAGTTGATCGCGCCTGCAGGTCCGCGACCAGCAATGCACTGCTGCACAGTGGTGCCGATCGGCGCATCGATGTAAGCGACCCCGCCGACTTGAGTGGCGGCCGCAATCAGCTCGACGCTGACCGTGTTGAGCTGACTGAACCCTGGAGCAATGAAGATCTTCGCGAAGAAGCCCAGGGTGTTGTAGCTGTCCTGGAACGCTTTGAGCCCGCTTCGCTGACCTGCAACGTTGATCGCACCGACGATATCGGCGGGCGTGACTTTGCTCGGGTCGGCATGGGTGTAGTCGGCAAGGACCGATCCGTTGATCGGGATAGCGCCAGCGGCCAGCCGTGTGACCTTACCGGCCAGCATGTCGACGGTGTAATCGACACCGACCTGATAGGCCACGCCCTCGGCAGACGGCTTGAGTGTCAATGCCTGTAGTGCGCCGTGACCCAGCCTCAGCAGTTCGTTATCACCGAAGGAGCGGGCCTGACCCTCAACATTGGAGCGGTGGACCAGCGGATCAAGGACGTTCACCACCAGGACAGTGCCAGCACCGAAGTCGTAGATGCCCGACAACGCCTTGGGAATGCTGAAGCCGTCCAGGTCATCAGGGCCAAACTGAGCACCGTCGATCTCATTCAGCGACAGCGTGACCGTATTCACCGCCCCGACCGGAGCGGTACCGAGCAAGGCAATGACCGCCGACTTAACAATGCGGATGGGTCTTGCCCCTCGGGATATCTCAAGGGTCTCAATACCGTGCAAATAGTTAGCAGCCATCAGGCTTTTGCTCCTTTCTTGGCTTGCGCAGCGGGCGTATCAACCACAGCGCTTTCGGCGACATCGTCTGGAAGTAACTCCAGATGTTTGAGGGCGAGCAGTACCTGAACATATTCATGGTCGTCTGGTAGCTCGACAGGTTTGCCAGGCATCAGCTGCACTTCGAGCAGCTCGGCAGGCTTGCCGGACTCCGCAACAAAACGAAGCGTCGCCGCGCTCTGCGGGCCTTTGTACAAATAGCGGGTCAGTTTCACGGGAGATCCTCGAAACGGGACTGAGTCAGGGGATACCCGGTTTCGGGTTCCATGATTTGCAACTGGGTTGCACGGGTGGAAATGTCGAGGGCGTACTGCCAGATACCCTGTGTCTGGCCGATGAACGCTTCCGCGAGCGGTCGACAGGCCACATCACAGTGCGGCGCCTTCCAACCAGCCAGCGCACCTCTGGCACGGTCGAGGTAACTGATTACCCCATCCTTGCCATTCAGCTGGCGGAACACGAAGGTCAGACGCAACACGATCTTGCGTGTCTGGAACATGGCATCGGTGGACTCGGAGTCATCGAAGGACGATTTGCCGAAGGCCACCAGGACAGCGCCACGAGGGTGATTCAGCCGGTATTGAGCCGAATTTTCGGGAAACAACTCGATCATCAGCTCCTGATCGAAGTGCGCTTTCAAGCGCTCTATGATGGCCAGCATCAGTTGCTCGGTCTGGGTCTTCGGTTGAATCAGCGGCTGGCTCATCAGTAGCCCTTCCAGAGATCGTCGCCAAACTGCTGGCGACGGGAGCGGACCCGGATCTCGCCGGGCTCAGGAGCGGCCTTGCCAGACGGCATGCCGAGGGTAACGACGCCGTCGCGGATGCTTTCCAGTAGCTTGATGGTGTCCTTGCGACTGTCCTTGACCGGATCCGGCAATGAGCCTTCAGGCCGACGCTGATACAACCAGTGCCGTGCCAGGTAGACCACGGCATCGCGCAGCACCGTGGGCACCGGGTCGAGCGGCAATGTGTAGCGCCCGCGCAGATAACCGTCGACCAGCTCCTCGGCCTGGCGCACGCCGTCCTCGATCACTGACTCGTTCGGCTGCATGGCCGAGGGGTCATCGTTGGAGAGCTGAATCAGCGTCAGCTCAGGGATGGCATTGCCGATATCGGCGCGGGTGCAGTAGCGCATGGCTTAGAACGACAGTTCGACGAGGGCTTCAGGGAACAAGCACATCGCCAGCGGGTTGGCCTGGGCTTCCACGTCCCAGCCCTTGCCCAGCTTGCGTTCTTCAGCCTTGCTATAGAACGGCAAGCCGACCGAGTTGACGGTCTCGTTGTAGTTGGCCGGGGCGTTAAACATCTTGAAAATGCCTTTGCCCACCGGGAATACCTGGGCAACGTTGGACGGGATATAGCGCTGGCCGCTGACCGTCACGTCGTACTCGATGAACTCAATGCCGCCGAAGGTGAAGCCCGAACGTAGATCGCCGCCGATCTTGTCTTGCGCTTCCTGGTAACCCGCAAAGGCTGCCTTGACCTTTTCATGATCGGTGAAAGCATCGAACCAGTCAGGGCCGCAGAACGAGCGAAAGCCCGTGACCATGACGCCGCCGAGTTTCGATTCGGCGTAGCGCTTGGCATCCAGACAGGCCTTGCGCACGTTGGTCGATGCCGTGCCCAGGGCGACGGTGACCTTTTTCTGCGTAACACCGAACTCACTGAACAAGTCGACAATGACTGCGCCGTCCGCATCCAGCAGCTTGCCGCGCAATGCGCCGACACGCTGGAATTCACGCGTGGATTCGATGCTGTTCTTCAGCTCCTGCAGGTGGTCGTTGATCACTGTGGCCACAGGCGTTGAAGCCGTTTCCTGACCGAAGGACGCAATGCCCTGCAGTTGGCTTGGCAGCAGCGGGCGACCCAGTGGCAGGTGCAACGTTTCGAAGATGCGGCGGGCGCGCTTGCCTCCTTTTACGGCTGCCGGATCGGCGTCACGCGAGGTGTTCGGGACCAGCACCAGGCGACCTTCGTATTCGTCGATGGCCACCGCCGTGGTGGTGACACCTTTTTCTTCGAAGATGCCCATCGCGCCGACTTTGCTGGGGATGACGGGCAGCTTGTTGATGGACGCGCTAAGACTGGCAACGGTGAAGAGGTCTTGAAGATTCATGTAAAGCTCCTATCAGAGCGCCGCACGAGCGACGATGCCCAGGGCGTTCAGTTCGCCCAGGGCGATGGTTTTTTCCGCATCGGTGATACCTGCGGGCCACAGCAACTCCGCCGAGTCCACGACAGCGCCACGGGCAATGACAACGCCAGGTGCGTCGGCGCCTGTGGCATCAACAGCTTCACCGAGAACCGCGACGGCTTTTTCAGCTGCGCCAACGGCAACTGGATCGAGGGCTTGGTATTTGCCATCGACTTTGGCCAACACAGTGCCAATCCCGTAGAGAGTGCCAGCGAGCAGCAACCCCGTTTCTTTGGTCCAGCCGGGAGCGACTTCAACCAGGAGCAAATCACCCAGCGTTTTTGGCGGTGTGTAAGTAGGCATGGAGCCTCCTATCGTTTCGAACGGGCTTCGGCGTCAGCCACAAGCGGATTGATGGTCTTGTCCTGGGCCTTGCCAGCACGCTCTTTGGAGGCCTGTTCACCGAAGCTGACAGCGCCGGTCAGCTCCTGAAAAACGGCCTTGAGCCCTTCAGTGAGCGGCTGGCGATCATCGGCTTCGCCAAACTCCAGGGGCTTATCACCCGACTCGGCGTAGTCCAGCGCAGCCACGACGGCAGCAACGTGAACCGGCTTCATGCCGCTCGCCACCAGATGTTCGGCGAACTCGGTGTTGCTGGCGTGGATTGCTTCCTGGGTCGCGGCTTTGTCGGCTTTGTCGCGCCGGCTGATTTGGGCTTGAAGACGCTCGTTTTCCGCCTTCAATTGGGCCTGTTCTTCCTCGGTCACGGGATTTACCTCGGTGGTGGGTTTGGGTTCTGCATAGGACGGGCCGGTTTCCAGCTCGGGACGACGCCCGATTTCGGCAAGGCTGTCGATCTCCCAGGACGGAACCACCTTGTCGGCGGTCTCGGCGCCGAACTGGCCGATCAGGAATTCGCGAAACTTGCGCCACAGGCCGGAACTGACTTCGTGCCCGTAGTCACCGAACTCGATGACACCTTCGTCGGTGTCGGCCAGATCAATGGGGCGCAAACCCTTGATGGCGGGAGGCTGAGCCCCGAGGAAGCCGACGTGGCGTAGGTAGTACACACCAGGCACTGGATTGCTCGGCGAGTCGGGGTGATAGAACGATGCGGAAATTTTCTTGTAGCTGCCTTTGCTGACCAGCTCGGCGAATGCCGGGTCGACCTGCTGCGTTTCGGCAGTCAGGCCCTCAGGCGTCGCCTGCAGAGACTTCACCCAGCCCGCTGCCGGTGCGTCGTGTTTGGGATGGCCGATCACCAGCGGGGCTTCATGCAATGCAGGGGAGTAAGCACGCACGGTGGCGGCCAGATCACTTTCGCTGAAGTTGAAGCTGTCACCGCTCATGGCGGTGTGCTTACCCGGCTTAAAAATATGGAGTGGCTTCATGGCTGTTGGCGTGCGCTGAGGGAGTAAGCACACAGCCTGATCCAATGACCGGCCCGAGACTTTTAATCGGCTTTAAAGAGTCGTCGCGAGGGAATGTGATGAGGCGCCTGCAATATGCACCCGATCAACAGGCGCGAAGGACGGCAGCGGGGATTTATAAAGCATGCACAGCGGGTTTCAGGGTTGCTGCGTGATGAACCGGGGCGCTGAATGCCCCTAAACGTGTCCTGCGCGCTTACAGGCGGGCGGCCTTTTCCAGGTGTATCAGCGCAAGATCAAGGATCGCCTCCTCTGCCTCAGGCTGAAGCGCACCTTCAGCGTCCATCGGCAGGTAGGGTCGCGCAGGAATGTCGCCCCACAAGTGAGGGAACTCGGCCTTGGTACCACCGAAGTGCATCATCGCTGCATACAGCTTGTTACTGCCGACTAGGGCAGAACTATCGGTTGCATGGGTGGTGATCGACGCAGCGAGGCCTGCGGAGCTGACCTGCAGTATCTGACCTGGCCACGTACCATCCTTTTCACGCTGGCCAATACGTACGTCAGATAGATCCTGCCAGTCAGGCCGGCCTTGCTCCTCCAGATTCTCCTCGGTGATGCTGCCCAGCTCAGCAGCGACCGAGCGCATTAGCGGCGCGAGATCACCGACAGCCCATTCGACTTTGCGTAGCACGTCCTGTAGACGCTGGTGATCCAGTTCGATGGTGAACATATCAATGCTCCTAAGCGGCTGCCCGTTTGCGTTTAAGCATCTCGGCAAGGCCTGTACCTGGTGCGTGGTTGAACCCAGGATCGGTGCGGAACGTTATGGCTTTGCCTGCGGCGTCGGTTGTGCGGATGCCCGTCACCGGAGCGGTTCTGATCTCGCCGGTACGTTTGTCGGTACCAGTCTCAACGGTCTCGGTGAACATGCGCCCCTCGCTCGATACGACTTTCAACCCCCGGCGCTTCACTGCAGCTTCGCTCAGGGCTACAACACGGCAGCGACAGTTGAAACCATTGGGTGGGAAAATTGCCGCCCAGATCGGATCATCATGACGGAACACCTGACCGTGCAGCGCCCGATGACTCGGTCGGGTCTTGCCGTCCAGGATGGCGATGTACATCCAGTACGGATGGGTATCAGTGGTTTCCTCCATGCTGGCCTTGCGACCGGCCATGTAGGCGCTTTGCAGGTTGGTCTGGTAGATCGTCTTCAAGCGTCGCGGACTGCCCAGCTGCACCATCTCGGCACCGCCGTTGCTGTCGACGATCACCTGCTTGCCCCACCAGCCCTGAGACTCCAGCGTGGGCTGCAAGGCCTTAATGAACTGGGTGAGGGTTTGTCCATCTTGCAACGCAGCTTCCAGCGCGCCACGTATATCGGACAGCAGATCAAGGTTCATGGCCTTGGCCACGGTGAGCGCCTGGTCATGGGCCTGATCAAGCATTTCCTGCCAGTTCCAGGTGATCGCATAGCCCTTGGACTTCATGAACGCCACGGCATTCTCAGGCTCCATGCCGAACATGGCTTTGAGATCGGCGGGCGACGGCATTTTCGATGAGGTGGCCATGTCAGTCTTCCCGATCGGCTGCAGCAGTCAATCGGCCCCACATGTCCGCCATGAACATCAGCTTGGTGAGGGTTTGCTGCAGCGCCTGGGCATCCATCTGCGGATAGGCTTCAGCCAGCAATCCCAATGCTTCGGTTTCGGATCGGCCTTGCTGCAAGGCTTCGATCAGCGGTGCGATCGCCTTTTCGGCTTGCTCTTGCAGTAGCTCGTGAGGCAGTGCGGCGATCACCTGGTCAAGCGCTACCTGGTCGAGAATCGGGCGCACGACGGACTCGGCAAATTCTGCTGGCGGCGCTGTAGCCACCTCAGAGGCGGCAAGATCACCCTCCTGCAGGTTGTAGGTACGCATCCAGTACGCCGGGGTGAATTTCACGCCCGCGTCGGTTAGGTTCTTGTCGCGCTCGGCCAGGGTCTTATCAATCTCATCCTGCTCCCACAGCTCGTACACGGGGGCAGCTACGGACTCACCGAAGTTCAGATCGACAATCCGGCGAATCACTCCGTTGAGCGCAGCCGCCACGATGCCCGCGTCACCATCCCGAATATCCTTGGTGACTTCGGCACCAGCCGTCGCGCTGGCTCGGTTGCTTTCCTTCTCGGTGGTCTGGTTCTGTCCAAGCATGGCCACGTTGATTTCGCTACGGCAGTACTCCAGCAACTGACGGTACACATCAGCGCTGTCTGCCTTGCCTGCGGCTTCGACGATCGACACGCTGGAGTCATCCGGGATCGCAGCGACCGCGTCCTGCACCATGGCTTCCAGGCTGTCGAGCAGCAAATCGGTCTCTGCATCGGTCGCGCCACGTGGATGTTTACCAATGACCCACGGACTGCCGTATTTCTCGGTGAACTGCACCCAGAACTTCAAGCCGCCTTTCATGAACACGGCAGGCCAAAAGCACATGGACAGGTCGGGAAAGCCGTAAGGGTTCGCGTACGTCGCGTCCTGACGAGCTACGACGAACCGCATCGGGTCGCACAGTTCGCCGTCCTGGCCAGCCTCTTTTGAGCGAAAGCGCAGCGCGTTGTCCTGGTCGTAGAAAAACCACTCAGCCGGTTTGCCCAGGACATCCTCTGGCACGGTGAACAAACCGACTGGCTGCCACATCAACTCGACAGGCTGGTACCCGAACAGCGGCGCATCGAGCAGCTCGCGAATGATGCGATCCAGATCCAGATCGGTCAGCCAGTCACGGATGAAGCGCTCGACCTTGGTCGGTGCGCTGGCCCGTTTCAGGTCACGCTCCAGGGCCAGCACCGCGGACTTGCGGCGACGGACGTTGCCGCCCACCAGGGCGGCGCTCCGCAGGTCACGGTACACCGTGATGTCTTTACCCTGAGCCTTGAGGATCGGATCGGGATTCGGCAGGTTGACACCGCCCATGCCGCCCGCGTCGATACGGCCACGCGTGGCGATGTGATTGGTGAGGCTGGAGGAGCGCTTCGCTTCGGAGAAACGTACAAACTCGGTGGGACTGACCCACACACCTTGATCTTTCATGCGTACCCCTGGGTAATTTTACGGCCCTGGCGGGGGCTGCGAGATTTGACGCTGACAGGGCCCGAGGTCACTTCAAGCGTGGCGAAGTTGGCCAGCGCACCGGCACCGGCGAAGTCGCCGTGGCGGTAGAGGTCCGGATCTTTGAGGTCTTGCGATCGCGCCTTGACGATCATCGGGATGCCATCGATCAGCTCGATTGAACGCACGTCCTGGTGCAGCGAGTCATCCTTGGGCATCGTCATCGTTGCATCCTCAAAGAGCTGCACGAACTTCGGCATCCAAGCCCCATACCAGGCACGACTGATCTTCACCTGATGAATGCGGTTACGACCGAATTCATCGGCGGTATCCTCGGCGAGCGTTTCGCCACTGCCGGTGGCGTCCAGGGCCGCCCCCACGAACTGCGGCAGACGCCGCAAGATATAGAACAGGATCTGTTGCTGCTGTCGAGTCGGAACCTTATGCATCTCCACCACAAACGGCACATCGCGATGACGATCCTGGTCGACCGACATTGGACAGATGATGGAAAAGTCCCGGTGCCGGGCATAGTCCATACCCAGAAAATGACGCAGCCCGCCATTCAAGGTGGCCATCGTTGGCACCAGGTGACGCTCGATCCACTCATCGACATAAGCCTCACGACGATAAACAGGCTGCAGGGTGAAATCGTCATCGAGCGCCAGCCGAAGAACGGCGCGATCGGGGCGCATCGCCTCGTCAATCCAGACGCCTGGAATGCAGACGCCATTGCCGTCACGCGGGATAGCATCCAGCTCTTCGCGCATCTGCGCCTTGCGCGGCCCATAGGCATTACGGATTTTCTTGTACCAGGCCTCTTTGCCTTCCGGCGTAGGTTTTTCGCCGGTCATGAAGCACACACGCTCGTACAAGCCATTGGCGACTGCGTCATCGAACGTCGCCCGATAAACCTTCGCGGTGTCGCCGTAACGATTGTCACGGATGTCGTTAGCCATCTGGTTGAAGGCATTGGCCTTGCCGTTGTGCGTACTGATGATGACGATGCAGCCACCCCAAATCAGCAACGCGGTTGCGGCATCGAGCACAGCAGATACGTCTCGGTGAAACGCGGCCTCATCGATGATCACCTTGCCCTGCAGACCACGCAGGCTGGCTGGGTTGCTCGACAAAGCGACGATCTTGAAGCCGGAGGCGAAGCGGATCCGGTACGCATTGATCTGCCGCGTGCTGCCGCTGGCATCCTGGTCCTCGAAAAGAAACTCCTCGATCGCACTGACACCGGAGGCCTGAGCCTCGGCCATCACCCGGCTGAACTTGGCGCAATAGCCAATGAACTCAAGGCCCTTTTCCTTGGTGTCACCGATGTAAAAACCATCCATACCCCCGGCGCTTTTCTGCGAGGCGGCGGTGATGACCGTGTCCAGGGCCTCGGCAAAGGTGATACCGGTACGTCGGCCTTTCTCGCACAGCTTGATCTGCGCACGGATACCCAGCCACTCAGCCTGGTGCGCCATCAAGACACCGTCGCCCAGCGGGTCGTAACCTTCGGGGATTTGCCGGACGCTGTCTGGCAGCTCGTCCCACTCAATGACGCGCAGGGTGCTGGAGGACGGTTTGATCACTGAGGCGCTCATCGAACCCCCAGGAACTTCTGACGCCAGAACATGGCCTGCTCTTCGGTCATGCCTTTGGCCTTGACCGTGTTATCCAGCTCGGCGGCTTGCTCCTGAAGGATCCGCTCACGGGTCGCTTTCTCGATCGCCTGCCGCTCCTTGACGCTCATCGTTCTGGCTTCCATGGTGGCCTTTGCGGCACGCGCCAGTGCCGTGACCTCGGCAATGGTGACCTCATCTTTCTCATGCGCCCCCATGGCCGCCTGATAAGTCAGGGTTGAGATCGCCTCCACCAGCAGTACGCCGGTCTTGTCCGAAGCATCTTCACCGAAGGCGCCGACGAACGCCTCAGCCATCTCACGCTGCTGGCGGGCCTTCTGCGTCAGCTCCTCGAAACCTTGCCTGAAGCGCCCTAGAGCACTGCGGCTTGGAGCTTTTTCATTGGGGAAGCGCGCTCGAATGTCGGACAGCATGTCGTCCAGTGTCAGGCGATCTTCGCGCAGCAGCTTCTGGATGTACGACTTGACCACCGGCTGAAGGCGATCAATTGAGGACTTGCCCGCCATAAGTCAGGCTCCCGGCCGCTTGATGCCTGGGACGCGAGCGCGTCCTGCAGCGATGTCCTGCCCGCGTTCGGTGAGGGTGGCCACCAGCACCGGGCCCACATCAGAGAGAGTCAGCGCTCCCTGTTCAGCCAGCCAGTGCAGCTCGGTCTTCACCTGGTCACGACTAAGCGTGTGGCCGTAGTTGTCCAGAGCCATGGTCAAGACGGAGCTGTTGGCACGATAGGCCGTCATCTCCACCAGCAAGCGCAGCACCACCAGGCGAATATCGTGGCGCAGATAATCGGCGTATTGAGTCATGCTTTATCTCGCAGTAAGTAGTCGTTAATCCGGTCCAGCGATCTGGTCAAAGGGGCCAGTGCCTCCTTGACCCCCGTCAGTTCGGCACGCATGGCTTTCATATCACCGAGCAAATCAGTGATTGCGGTGTGGTCGGGCAGATGTCGAATGTGCTCTTCCAGAGCAATGATGCGAGTACGCAACACCATCATTTCCTGGTTGCTGGCGGCCTGGCGTTTGGTCAGCCAGGTGTAAACACCAAGGACCGCCATCACGATCCACTGAACCGATTTGAGGCTAAAGCTGGTGTCGTCAAAGATCATC